ATGCGCCTTGTTCGATAGCTCGATGGATTTTTCCTTTACATGCTCTAATTGTGCGATCTGCAGTGTATATGCGATTGGCAAATACATACTTACCGCAAAAGTATGCACCGTGTCTTACTGGTTGACAGTAGAACTTCGTTGGATGTAATGTGAGCTGTATTCCGGATAAGATCCATGCAGATGCTATCCGAATAGCGTTCACTAAGCAGGCGTTGCGTACCACGGCTGCCATGTCATCAACAAACTGGACAATCTTTACTCCTGGTATGAATGACAGGATCATTCCCCAGATAGCTGATACCATATTGGCTATTAGCTGTGAATAGAAATTGCCGATTGGCAGCCCTTTCCCGGAATTATTTCGTAATGTCTTATTCTTCGGGACTTTATCTAATAATGCTATCGGGCTATGCAAATGACATCCATCGGCCGGGTCGTTTGTAATGAGCGCATGTAGTAGATATAACATCCTTTCTACTTCGTCATCGGAATAGCCTGTAGGCCGAAAGCGATTGCAAAACTGTACAAATATATCAAAGGACATTTGTCTTGCAAGATTCATAAAGAATCCCTGGATATCCATTGTAATTACCATTCCATCTGGCATCTCGCGCATCCATTTCTGGAGCTGTTCGGCTGCAGTCTGTGCAGATAATTTTGGTCTATTCCCGTGACTGATATTGCCATTATACGTATGCAAGCTCTCAGTTACTTGTAGAATGAACGGTGCGATAAGGTGATGTATGATCCTATCCACGTACATTGCGGCAAATACTTCACGGAGCTTAGGGTATGTGAGCGCGAAGCATACGCTTGGATCCGGTTTGTATGTATTGGTTATCAGTCTGTATGCAAGATCGTATATACGCGATAGGTGAAAGTGATACCTGGTCGCATTCATCCTATGGCTTTTATTTGTAAAACATTCCTCCTCTGCGTTTAACAGCCGGCTCGCTACTCGTTCTAATTCTGCAACCGGCACTACTGCGTACGTGTTATTCTTGTTGTTGTTGTTGACATTCGCTGACGGAATCACCACATAGTACGCGTTGTTGGCATTGTTCTGCTGACACGTCCACGTGTTGCCTGTCGGCAGAGTGCTGTGATTGCTATGTCGCTCTGGTGAAATAACTTGCGGACTTTCGTCTTCATCGCAAGTGGCGACACCATTATAAAGAGTGAGCGCGCTCGTCTTTATCCTTGGACTTGACGATTCAGGCCCTTTGCGCGTTGGCATTAGCGGAGGCATATAAACATTGCTCGATATCATCACACATAACGTCTAACTTTGCGCAAAATTCTTTGCTCCATCCACGCATAAGCATTACCAGGTAGATGTCCGCCTGGATCTCCTCGAGCGTTTCGATTGCTCGCTTTAGGTAGTCTTTGCCTCTGGCCTGCCGAAAGGCTTGGATATACAGCACATGTGCTGTCTTGATGGTAGAATCAAGAATGGAGTGCTGTATATCCCGAGGTGCTTTCTTTTTGCCATCAAGAAGCATCTCGTACAAAAGCGTGCTTTTCTTGACGATGGGTCTCTCTATGGCATGCTTACTGTTATATCGCATTGGAGTGAATGTTTTACTGTTAGTGGCCGTGCGTCCGCACGGCTGAAGGTTTCACCTTATTTATAATGCTGCAACCGGCACTACTGCGTACGTGTAAACCTTGTAGTTGCTGACGACATTCGCTGACGGAATCACCACATAGTACGCGTAGGTGGCATAGGACTGCTGACACGTCCACGTGTTGCCTGACGGCAGAGTGCTGCGATTCAATGTAGAGAGGCACGCATTGATCTGGTTGTAGTACACGTACATCATCAGGAGATGGTTGGTTGTCGGTAATTGGTACTGACGCTCATCGCCATTGTATGCTTTATACTCCCATGCGTATTTGGCCGCTGGTGATCCGGTAATGCCACCGGTTGATCGAGGAACTGCGAATCTGCGAGCGTATGCGGCGCCGTTCCAGTAGTAGCACTGGTTCGTGGTGTTATCAGACTCGTCGTCTGTTACGATATATACCTGCTGATCAGACATAAGGTGCTGCCCGGATGCTTCCATTTCGGCCTTTGTAGTGAAACGTATGCAGGCGTACGATCCATAATCCTTATCCGGATCATTTGGGTCATAATCGCAATGCGGCAACACCTCCGGATCGTACCATAATAGCATTCTGTAGGTATTCTCCAGTGATTTGAAGTTAAGGCTATTCTGTAACACATTCAGGAATGATCCTGTCTGTTGGCCATATAAGCCTGTGACATTATCGGTTGTGTTTCCCCACTGCAGGTTTTTGTACGATTGCGGCGTGTCTGCAGGCGGTAATCCGATGACAAACGACTGGAACGGAGTGATGACAGCTACTACTGCGCCACTCTCCGGTTCTGTGCCATGCTGGGCGATGTACTCATTCCACTGGGTTGTGGTGTAATGAGTGCCTGATTTGCCAAGGATGCAGATTTCGTATCCGCTGGCTGATATCTGCTCTACCAGTGTAGCAAACTGCGAAAATGGTGTGTCGTCCGGAATGACTGCGCCGGCACTTCGCAATGCTGTTGTGATGGCATTTATACTTGTGAGAAGTAGCTGGCACTTCTCAGCTGCAGTAGTTCCTACCACTTCACGGTTGCACAGATCTAACTTAGCTTTGATATTAGCCACTAAATCTGTCTTATCGACATTATTCATGGTCCACTCTTTAACAGAGTTGACGGCCATAAGTACCAGATCTTCAGCCATACCCAATGTCATGGTACGGTCTGCGTTGTAAGCTTCATTCATTTTTTTATTCGATTGGGGTTAGTATTGATGCTATTTTGCCCTGCATATAGCTTTTGAATGCTGCGTATTCCGCTCCTGTGGCCGGCGTGCTCTTTCCGGCTGCATTCTTAAACAGCTCCGTGATAGTGGTCGGCTCGATCTCTTCGTAAGTGAAGATATGCATTACTACCTCTGCGCCGTTGCTATCATACACTTCGTATATTCCCGTAACTCGGTAGTAGTGGTTAGCCTTCCAATGAATATACTCGGTAATTCCGGATATAATATGATATTCATCGTCATATCTTAGATCGGTAGCGGTTGCTGTCACTGTTTTTGCTACGGCTAAATCTCCGGCTGATTCATCCTGAATAGTGGGCTTGATGATATTGCCTATCTTATATTCGTCGGCGTGTTCTGATCCAGGACCAAGGCTGTCTTCTATGACAAAATCGCCATCGTCTAATATGGCTGAAAATCCGCTCTCCTTGTCTGCGGGTAATCCCAAGTCGATGACATCCTCAATGATGCAGCTACCGGCCGTCTCTCTGATATCATCCCCCATGTCGATCTTAATAGTCAGATTGTCGCCTGCTGTGATATTAGGTGTACTGTCATTGAGGGTGATAGTAACATTGCGATCGGCTGCGCTATAAACTACAGTGCTAATGTTAGCCTTCTTCATTGAACTGGCTAACACTGCCTTCTGTGTCTCATTGATGATCACACGTACATTCTCGACGGTAATGGCCGAGAATTTTTCGGGTACATCCATAAGCACTACCTGGTGCCCTGATGCCCAATAGTTAGTATATACTCTTTCCATATTATATTGATTAGAGACCTGCGCACGCAAGGTCGTAAACTTCCTGCAGTTCTGCTTTAGATGCAAAAATGAACTCTTCCCACGCCAGCCATGGTCCGTTGTTATTCTTTTTTCTGAACTGATATCCGGATCGGTTGGATAGCGTCTGGGTGCGCGTTACGCGGTGCAAGCGGGTATTAACCGTGTGATCTACGGTGAAGGTGTACCACTTATAGCTGCGAGTAACAGCCGATATTGTGGTGAGGCATACGCGATAGATACCTTCGTCGGTGTATTCGTCTAACTCCTCGAGGCTGTTAATATAGATGGTATTGTCGATCGGTTGGCCGGTCATATCCACAAACACGTTATTCTTATAGACATAGAAGTGTGTGGTATCATTCGTAATGTAGATCACATTCTCCTTGGCCTCTGTCGGGATCCATTCCTCAGAATCAGCCCACTCGAGAAGTTCATTTGCATCTGAATTGATAAACAGATCTCCCTCGGTTGCGCTCTCGGGCGCTTCGCTCGAGTAAGATAGCACGCCGATGATCTCTTTGTCATCGGTCGGCTGCAGCTGTGCCAGGATGTCATTGATCGCCTTTGTAATGACGCGGTTCTGTACCGGATGCAGTGATGTAGGCGATAGTTCATCGTCTATCTGATTAAGGTACTTCTGGATGTACGCCATAACGACGCCGAATGGAAGTGCCATGATTTTACCATCCTGTGATGCAGCAATCAGGATCTTATCTCCATCCTCCGGAGATATTTGCACCGGATATTGCGAATCAAACTTAGCCATTTTCTTCGATTGTATTTGAGTTGTTATCCAAAATAATGTTTCCGCTGTTATCCTGAAGCAAAGCGCTGCGCTCTCCCGGAATAGGATATACTGTGCGATTCGGCTTGTGATAGCGCGTTTGCTCGAGCACTTCAATAGTCAATTCGAATGTTTCCGGCTCTCGCTGATGAACGGCGTGCTTAGCATCTGTGGTGACGCTTACAGGCACCCATTCATCATCTATCTTCAGTTCTACCTCATCGCTACTAATCATATCGAATAGCGCAATGATGCGCGCCGGTGTGAGATAGCCGGTCTGAAGTGTATATTTGGTTGTTACTGAACGGCGGCGTTTTTGCTTCCGGATGGTACTCCGGAGGCTCTGGCTTGATATGTACAGCTCCGGTTCTCCCACTTCAGATACGTCTTGCATCTCGCCGGTGAGCAGTAATACTTCAAGTGCGCCCATGCTGTTAGTCCATCGGATCAGATGAATTTCATCGGTAATAGGATCATCGTCGATAGAGATGCCTCTACGATGCCATCCATAATTCTCCATCATCAGAAACAGTGCATTAGCATCTCTGTATATAGCATATTGGGTATGGACATCATCGCGAAGCCAAATACCGATGAGATTGTACAGAGTAGGATTGGCTACAATCTTATCGCTCAAATCCTGATCGTCTTGGTCGCGATTGTCTGTCTCTATGGCGTAATCAGCATAGGCGGTGGATATGATTGCGTATATGTATTCCATTTCTTCGAGTTCACTTCTGTAGAAATGCAGTGATCCCTGCTCATTCCCGCGCGCAACCAAGAACGGGTGTTCTGTATCCGGAAGCACATCGTTTATGGTTGTCTTTAATCCGGATGAAGTGCCCGGTAAGCAGTAATGATTCGCGTCTAAGTCCACGTCGGTACCATCTATCTTCGTGAGCTTGATTATAGCCGCCCCGAATATCGATCTATTAACGCCGGCGATTCTGTATCGGTATGTATTCGGTTTGAGAATGTCCGACAGATCAATAGTATGCTGGTCCCATGTGCCGTTTGCAATAAGATTCGGGTAACTAACTATGTCAACTGTTTTTGTTTCATATGTGGTTTGCCCCTTATCGAGTACATATAGCTGGAAGGTTATAACCCGAGGCTTATGCAATGCATCGGATCCTGTAGTTACGAGAATATATTCTACGCCGTCGGCCACGAAGCATGGATTATTCGGTTTTGTTAATGATAATGACATTGTATCAAAATTTAATTTTGTGCAAAGGTACTACTTTTTTTTAACATGGCAAAAGACACGCTTTTACAGCTTCCTTCCGGCTATAAATTCGATAGTCACATGCTGCTCATCGCTATTCTCGAGCTCGAACTGCAGCTTGATCGGCCAGCACAATCTTCCTTGGATCACATAAGGAACGGTGAAGTCGAATTGGTTTACTTCGAGTGTCGTAAGGACGGTGGTGAGGGTAATACGGTCACTGTGCTCGGATATTATATTATATTCCGTGTTCAGCTCTCTGTATATACCGTAACCTGTTGTGTTGATATACAGGATGTCATCTTCTTCCGTTTCCTGAGCTTGTCGCGAATATAAATTGATGCCATCGAGTAAGACGCCGTAATACCTACGCTCTATTATGTCTATTCCTGAGTCATATGCATTCGTACATATGCCAAACGCGAGAGGACACTCCGATGTCTTTGTTTCGTCTGTGTCACCTACCCGGGAAGTGGTTGTGCGTTGACATACACCATCCAGTTCGAAACTAAAACAATTTCCATAATCATAATCAATAGTTGCAGGATCAATACCGGCGCCAACGCAGTATCCATCTCTGAATGACTCACACCATGCATCCCAGAGATATTCCGGCACTTTGATATTATCCATCTCGTCTATAGGCATATAATCCGGAGTTGCATTGAAGCTGATTTGCTTGTCGCGAAAGGATGCCAATTTGTTAGTTTTGGCAAATAGCTTCAGGATCTTCTCTGTGAACTGCATTTTGACTGTTTTGTTGTCGCTCTGCAAGATAAACACTACACCAAATTGTGCCTGCACTGCCGCTATAAACTCTTTAGCTGTAACTTCCGGCACTAACGCGCTATATGGCATGTATCCAGGATAGATGGCATCCATCGTGTTATTGAGCACTACGATCTGATTCCATACAACTTCGAATCCATCAGGGCGGTTGTATGGCCAATAAGTATTAAAATCGTATTCGAGTGTGTATCCAAGATAGTTAAATATCTGTTTTATTACGACATCCAATCTAAGGAATCCAGTGCAGTACAGGTGTTTGTTTTTATTCCGATATCCAACCATCCATGTATCGGTGCTATAGTCGTAAATTTGTGGATCCTTTTTTCCGTAGCAAGCTGTTGTAGTGTACCACTCAAATTCGGATTTCATTCGTACCATTTCATACGACCTGCCTTCGTATGTACATTGCTTTGTCATCAGTTCCTCATGGAGAGTCCGATTATTAACATCACCGGTGACATATCGCTTAACGCATGCCGGCTCATTCAACCATCCGTCTTTGGTCTTCATAGCTGCTACGATGAAGTCGTGTTCCTTCAGCCAGTTATTGAGATCTGAACTTCTGTCGGATAAATCTGGTGGAATCATGTAGTCGTAAAATTGCGCGATCAGCTGCGTGCGGTAGTACTCCGTATTCCCGTATTCCGGCATATCGCCGAAACGCAAACCGGCCATCGCTTGCGGGACGGTTACGGCATCCAGTTTGCTCCATATATTTGACTCATTGAAGTACAGGGTGGATTCCACGGCTTCCTCGGAGTATCCGGATATGCTCATAGTGGCCACTTGCTGCCAGCTGCCTTGTGACACAATCACGGATATATCCGGAATTGCCCGGATGACTTTTTCTTCAGAATCGTACATATCGAGGCGGTCGGGAAACTGAAGGAGGCGCCGGTTATTGTCTGTGAGTGGTAAGGACACCGGTAATGACATAGCGCCGGCCTTCGAAAAGACCGGGCTTGCTATTTCTATATTCAGTTTGAGATCGAGCGGTAAATCAAACTTACTACCTGACTCTAATAATGTGATGATCATAAACTTCCTTTCGCTTTGATGTTATCCATTTTTTTCTCCGTATCCTTGAAGGTATGGTAATTGATATCTGCATGGAGCGTTTTGCTCTTCATTTCGTCCACCTGATTAGCGAGATCCTGAATGATACCTAACAACTGATCGGGCATGCCTTCAGAACCTGTGTACCCACCATCAGCAAATCCATGCACACCCGCCCGGCCGTGTTTTCGACTCTGACGTACGCCTTCGATAGAGCGTACCATGGAAACTACAGCCGGGTTCTTCAGCTCTGCCTGGCTTACGACGTACTCGCCTTTATGCACGATGCCGGCCGGCTCATGCACGCCTCCGTCGCCGGTGTAGCCTCCGTCGCTGTATCCACGGCCGCCGGCTTGATATTCCGGACGGATGGTAGTAACGGATTCGGCGCTGCCTTCATTGATTCCGGATGAGCCACTTCCTCCGGATCCCTCGAGCGTCTGATTTTTGATTTCGTCACGTTTTGCCAGGATGTTTGCCTCTTGTACACCGGCTAATCCGAGCAGTAAAGCAGACAGGACGCCGGCGGCGATCGGACCGGCAATAGGACCAAGTTGCATTGACGTAGCCCAAACAGAGGCGATTCCCATAGCAGTGTTCACCCATAACTGTGCGCTCTGGATGGCTGCATCGGCATCGGCTTGCTTCTTACGCATCTCCAGTTCCTTCTCTGCATATTCCTGCTCGATACGCTCCCGCTCTTCGTTATTGTCGCCAACTAATGATAGCTCCTTCTGCTTCTCGGCCTCGAGTTTGCTGAACTCCATTTCAAAAAGCTGCTGTGATACCTGTGCAGCGCTCGATAGTACCTGGTTCACTACGCTTCCGATCATCTGGACGTGAGCGGATATCGCTTGACCTACGCTCTCGAAGCCGGCTTCAGACTGCGCCTGGAATTGCTGTATAGCATCCATAGCGTTTGCGAAACTGCCTAAGAGCTGGCCGCCTAATGTGTCGCCGCACGCTTCGGCCGTTTCTGTTAGGATATCGCGTAACTCGCCGGTGAACTCACGTGCCTCTGATAAACGGTCCTGCAGGGTCTGGTTGAGTGATCGCGTCGCTTCGGTCACGGCTTTGTTCGCCTCTTCGACTACCTCGGCATCCAGATCCTTCACCGCTTCTGCATAGATCTTTTCAGTGGCTACACGTGCCAGTGCGTACGTCTCGGTGATCTTATTGCGCTGCTGATGGTACTGCGTTTCGGATATAAGGCCTAAGTTGTAGCGCTGCTCGAGCAGATCCAACTCACGTTTTTCGTTTTGCTCGGATAACTTCAGTGCCTCGGTACGCGCTTTCTTGGCTGCCTTCAGGATGGCTTTGTTAGCCTCTTCCTGATTCTTGATCCGGTTATCGGCTATCTTCTTTTCGATGCCGGTAGTATCCATACCATACTGCTCCATGAGCGCCTTCAGCTTATCCAGATGCTGGGTCTGAAGCTCACGCGTATGGGCATCGTATTCCTCCTGCGTCATCTCGCGATTAAGCAGTGCCTGTTTATCTGCGCGTAAGCTGTCATCTAACCATTGCTGCAGATCCTTCTCCATCCGGGAATAGTTATCTTTATTAAGCGCCATTTGCGCCTGTGCAACCTTGACCTGCAGATCTCCGGTGGCCTTTCCGTGGGCGCGTGCAAATGCCAATTCTGCATCGGCCTGCTCTTTCGTTATCTCCAGCTGCTTGCGTTTACTATCCTCGGCGGTGATCTGCATGGCGGCTTCCTGCTGGATAACGACTGCCTTGCGCTTCGCGTACGAGTCTTGCAGATCCTTCAGCTGCTCTTTATACGCTTCGTCGCTTAACTTTGCCTGCTGTTGTTGCGCTTCTTTCTTCTCTTCGGTGGCTACGGCTTCGGCTTCTTTGACGGCGGCGGTGTATTGGAGCGATAGCGCACCGTATTGCTGTTGTAGCTGCTGTGCCTGTTTGAGATAGTATTCTTTCTGCTGTTTGGTTCGGGCATTGTTAGCCGCCTGCTGTTTGGCGGCAATATCCTTCAATAGTGCATCCATCCGGTTCTCCATCCCCTCGACAGAAGTAAAGTCATTCAGGCTCTTCTTCGCCTGCTCGACGCTTTTAACCGCCTCCTGATATCCTTCCTGAATGGCCTTGATGGCTTCCTGTGTTTCCGCTATCTGCTCGCGGATCTTGTTTTTCTTCCGGTCCTTGGTAGCAGTGGCCAGTTCTTGCTCCTGTTGAATAAGTGTCTTATTAAGATCCACAAGTGTCTCTTGGTACGCTTGCGCCTTTGCCTCCTCGGCCATCAGATTGATACGCCGCTCGTATTCCTGATTAGCGTTCATCAGCGCACCCTGTAGCAGTTCGTTCGTGATCTTCTCTTTCTCGATGTTTGCTAAGAAGCCGGGATATTGTTTCTGCAGCTGCTCGATCAGATCGTTTCTTAGCTGCTCGTTATCGTTTGTGTCAATAATGGCGCCTACAAGTGCATTCAGGGCACTCTTTTCTGCCTGTATGCTTTCCGTCTTCTCTGCAGACAGCTCTTTTGCCCGCTCCTGGGCGTTATTGAATGCTTCTTGTGTAACCGATGCTTTGCCCATCCATTTCACCAGAGCTATCAATCCGGTTATGACTGCAGTGATACCCATAGCTATCAATCCCCATGGAGATGACATCAGACTTTTCTTCAGTCCTTCATTAGCTATAGTAGCGGCTTTCGTCGATAGGATCTCGGCGGCTTTCGCTTTTGCCTGTGCGATCATCGCTTTAATATCCAGTTGACGCCATGCCGTGATAGACTTGGCTGTTACCAGGTAGATAGCGAGCGTCCGGAGAACTATCTTCAGTACGGTTTGATTCTTCTGGATCCACTGCGCGGCCTTCTGCATACCTAAGATGATATTCGTGCCAAAATCAATAAGCGACTTAAACAAGCCTTTGCTGTTGTAGAACTGAAGCATCAGACCCTCCCATGCTGATTGAAGAAGTTTGACGGATCCTTCTACAGTATCCAGTTTCGTTTGTTGCATCTGCGCCAGTTCGGCATTGACACCGGTGATCGAGTCTCTGAGCGTGGTGATCGTCTCGGCGCCATTCAGGAAGGTCTCAAAAGCGGCTACGGAGCGTTTGTCTGTTAACTCCAGTGCCTCGTTCAGCGATACGCCTTCATCCTTCAGCTGCTTCAATGCCGGTGCAAGATCATTGAGGCTCTTGATCGGTTTACCAAGTGCCTGTGCGAGTTTTCCGGATTCGTCTGCCAGATTAAGCAGAATGTTACGTGTGGCGGTGGCGGCGCTTGATGCATCGAATCCGCTGTTTGCCAGCGTACCTAACAGTGCTACTGTTTCTTCGATCGAGAAGCCGAATGCGTTAGCTACCGGCGCGATCGTACTCATGGAGTTCTGCAGATACGTAAAGTCCAATGCCGATTTGGTAGTAGCTACGGCCATCGTACTCACGGCGCGCGTCATCTCAGATGCGTCTAAGCCGAATGCCCGGAGAGCTGCGCCGGCTAACTGTGCCGCTTCCGGGATATCGGAGCCGGTAGCCGTGGCAAACTGCAGGATTGATTGCGTCGATTGTAAGATCTCCGTCTCGTTGAAACCTAACTTGGCCAGCTCTGTCTGCATCATCGTTACCTGTGAGGCGGTGTACTCCGTGATCGCTCCCAAACGTTTCGCGTCTTCAGTAAGCCGTTTAACGCCGTCTTGGGTGGTTCCTAATACGGATGCCAGCGAGGCGTTGGCGGCTTCGAAGGAGGTGATGGTTCCGATGCCGTCACGGACGGTATTGAGAAGTGCCATAACGCCTTGGACTGCCATACCTGCGCCGAATGCGCCTTTGAAGACATCGGCTACCATGCTGCTCTTCTTTCCCAGTTTACCCATCTGCGCCTCTGTCTTCGCCAGTTCGCTCGAGAGGCGTTTGAAGGTTTCCGGAGATGCAGCCTTGCTGGTTACATCCAACTGCTTTCGTAACTGCGATGCGCGCTCCCGGAGTTGCTGCATGGTCATCTGATTCAACTTCAGCGATGACGTGAACTGTGCCACTTTCTCCCGGTCTTTATCGAGCGCATTCTGTGTTTGCTTCAGCTGTGTGGTTAGCTGTGCCTGCTTCTGCCGGTTTGCCTCGACTGATTGCGCCAGCTGCTTGTAAGCGGCGGTGTTCGTCTTCCCGGCGGCTTCCATCTTTGCCAGTTTCTTCTCCTGTTTCGTCAGCTCATTGTTGACTTTGTTTAATGAAGAAGTCAGAGAAGCGTTCTGTTTCTCCAGTTTACCGATCTCTGCCGATAAGGAATTGATCTGACCTTGGGCGCCGTTGGCCTCTATGTCAATGATGAATCGTAACTGATCGTCTGTTAGTTTTGCCATAATCTTTCGAATTTATGTGCAAAGGTACTACTTTTTTTTTATATGGCAAAAGACAGGCTTTTGTGCGTAAAAATGATGGCTTCCGGATAAAAAAAGAGAGGATCCTTTCGGGTCCTCCCTTCCAAACACACTTATGAAAAGCCCCTTGCCGGGTTAGCTTTGTGCGGGTGTTTCGCTCGGCGCGGTTGCCGGTTCGTAAACCAGCATCGGCTCCGGACAATCGGATCCACTCAGGGTGAAGTTGATACCGGCGGTACCGCCATCCTGTGCGCCGATGGATTGGTACTGGAAGGTCATACCTCCGGTACACGGGTTCGCAAAGAGGAACTTCTTGCCATCCGAGCAGCGCTCTACGATAGCTACTACCTCTTCGCCCTGCATGCCGTATGCCCAATCCAGGGTGTTCTCATCGACGCCCTCTGCGATCGCGGTGATCTCTGCCTTACCATCCTGCGGTGCTTCGCCGGCATTGATTACAGGAACCACGGTATTGGGCTTACACTCGATGGTGTGGTACTGATCCGCCTCAGACTCGCCTTCCGGCAATGCCAGCAGCGGTAACTTGGAGGTCAGCTTCGCGCCGGTTTTCGCTTTCCAGAGTGCAGCGAGTGCAGCAAAGTCCACGACCGTAGCGGCTATGAGGGTGATGATGTAGCTGTACTTCGTCGATTTCGAAGCCGCATTTACATTCTTGCGGGAATTGTTTTTTACTGCCATAGTTGTATGTAGTTAAAATGTTCAACAAATAGGGCTTGCGGAGGAGTCCTACACTTTATCCTGTCTCCTCCGCTTACCCGTTAGCTTACGCGGTTACCTTGCGGCCCAATTCCAGCAGTTTGCCGGTCGGGCGGGTTACGGTAACGCTCTCGCCGTCGATGGTGACGGTTGCATCCTCCAGTTCCGGATAAACCTCGATGTAGTCGCCCTTAGCGCCTGCTACGAAGTTCGCGCTGATCTTCGAGAATACACCGGATTTCTCCAGCGTCACACCCGCTGTGCTTGCTACGAACGTGATCACACGGTCGGTAGCTACGCCGGTAGCGGTGGTGATAGCCGTTGCAGGGCTCTCACCGGCTGCCTGGCTGATCGTGAAGAGCGTGTTACCGCTCAGATCCACGGTTGCCGCAATCGTCAGAGCGCTTGCAGGGTTGTTAACGAAGATGAACTGATGCTCGAAGTTGTCAGCCTTCAGATCAGCCTCCGATTTGAACGGAGCGCCGGCCTTGGTGGCGTGAGAACCTTCTTTCCAGCGGCTCTTGACAGCTACGCCCTCGAACTCCGGAGTGAAGTCGAATGCGAGCATTTCACCCGGTTTGTTCTCCAGGAGCTCGATGTTACCCGGCTCCATCGCGAACATGATGAAGTCATTCTCCTTCATGTTCGGTACCCATACGAGCGATGCCGGATCGAGATCCACGAGCTGAGCGTTTGCGCCGGTGAAGTCTGCATCCTTACCGTACTTCTCACGGTACGCGCGGATGTACCAGCGTTGGTGACGCTTGTTCAGATAGATCTTCAGATCATCCAGACCGCCATGAGCCTTCACTACCTCGTCAGCGAATGCCTCTACGGTATCGAGCATCGTATCAGCATCGTACGTACCGATCGACTCGAACGGCAGTACGCGGTATTGGCGGATAGCGCGTGTGATGGCGCGCAATGCACCGTCTGCAGACAGGTTCGACGGGTTGGCTTTCACGTTCTGCTGGGGAACGCGTACACCGATCACGTTACGGATGCTCTGCTCTTTGATGAGCTGCGTACCGTAATGAACCAATACCCACTCGATGAAGGTCCACTTGATGATAGCGGATCCCTCGTTGCGGTTCAGCCAGCCGATGTACTCCTTCTCCAGGCGTACGAGATCGACAAAGTTGAACTTAAACATCAGGTCATCCACCTTGTACTTGTCCGGAGTGAACTGCATGCCACCCTTGAAGATACGACCCTCACGATAGCCTTGCGACAGCTCGCCTACGATAGCGCTGATAGCTACCTCTGCGTTCTGTACGTTGCTGTGAACCGGGAAAATCGTACCGCGGACGGAAGGCACCTCCTTGAAGTACGCGATGATCGCGTCCGTACGACGTACCAGATACTCACCGAGCTCGGCGGTCGGCGGTACCATGTTGATCTGACCCTCACCGTGGAGGCTTGCCATGGTCAGGCTTGCCAGTGCGCCGGCCTCACGCAGTTGTGCGAGACGCTGGGACACGAGACCTGCCATCTTCAGGAAGTCACGCTGAACCATCTGAACCTCTTCGCCGCGCGGTGATTCGTTCACTACGGAAGCGCCGGTCAGTTGGTTGTAGAACTTCTCACGGGAATAGAGCTCGTGCTCGATTCCGTACAAGTGAGTAGCGGTATGAGGGCCACCGAATACGTTTGCACGCTTCATGGCACCGACTACTACCGGCTTCTTGACTTCCGGCTGATGCGCCATCTGCTCGGCCTGCTGGCGTGCAGCCTGTGCAGCCTGTGCGGCTTGCTGTGCAGCTGCAGCGGGCTCCTGAGCTACCTGCGCAGGATCCACACCCAGCATGTCGGCGATAGCGGTACGCTCTTCGTCGCTCAGCTGTGTAGCCTGTGCAGCTTCGGGCTCCGCCGGGTCGGCTGGTGCTTCCTCACCGGCTTCCTTATCCTCGGCCAGAGTTTTGCCGTGAGCGGTCTTATAGGCCTCCTCAATCTGCTTCCACTCTTCCGCGGAGATGTTACCGGCGGCTACTTTCTCGCGGCTGATGCCCATCTGTTTGAGAATCGCCGCAACATTTTTTTGCCATTTCTTCATTGCGAAAAAAAGTTAAAGGATTAGTACTATAGTTACATGTGACGGATTTACATGGCTTGCGCAATCTCCTTGCCCTCCTTGATGCCGGTAATAACGGCTACAGCGGATTCGAAGTTGCCGATCTCGTCAACCAGACCGGCTTTGATTGCGTCTTCGGCATAAAACATCTTTCCGGACAATACGCCTTCGACGGATTCATCCACCGGACGGTGCGTACGTACGATATCCTGGAAGTTAACAGCCAGCGGAGTAAGAACCTCGTCGATCATGGTCTGCGTTTTTCCGTCGATAGCGTCGCGGTAAGCTTTATTCTTATCTGCACTCTCCGGGGGATAAATCTCGATGATCTTTATGCCTTGCTTCTTGTAGAACGGGCCATAGTCCACAAGCTGTACCATCACGCCGATGGATCCGACGTTGCACATCTTATTGAGTGCGATGATGCGGTCACAGAGAGAAGCGGCGTACATACCGGCGCTGGCGCACATGCCATCTACGACGGCCACTACCGGCTTGGTACGATTCTTCAGCACTTCCTCCAGTCGGATCAGCGATTGCGTGGTACCGCCCGGCGTGTTGAAGACTAAGATAGCGCCGTCGATATCTTCACTCTGCATAACGTACTCGAGCAGCGATGCGATATCGTCGATGCCCGGCACGATCCACTCGAGATCTTCAGTACTGAAGTTGAAGTGTGCGTACTTCATCATCATACCGGTGATGCTGAAGATAGCTATACGCTCGGCGCTGTAGCCGGAATTGTTGAAGACGTTACAGATATCGGTGGCGTTCTGCGCGCGCTGTACGGCATTGATCTCCGGATAACCGGATGCAGGCCGCTGCGCCTCGTGAAGAACCGCCTCCATCTCTGTAGTTCCTGTAAGTACCATCGCAAGCGGCGAGGTACGAAGCTCGTTGATGATCTGGTTATTCATAATTATACCTCTTGTTTCGTTTTGAGTGTCAGTGTATCATTCGTGTCGGTGCCTTCCAGCTCCATGACGGCGGGGTATCGGAGGCTTCCGATGGTACGCGTGTATCCTTCTACGGTATATATACGCGCGATCCAGTACTTGAATTTCGATTTACGGAGCGCAGCGGTGATGCTGTTATCCTCGAAGGTAAAGGTGATATCCTCTTCCTGTAGCTTTCCGCCGTCCGTATTCTTCTCCGACCGGTTGAACTGTGCGCGTCCGCGGCTACGGAGCGTGATCACCTTGCTTTCGTCAGACGCAAGGAAGTTCGTTTCCGTACAGGCGGCTACGTACTTTGCCGGGCATAAAACCACGGTGCTGCATATTTGTTCGCTGGTCCACATATAGGTTGTTTTCGAAATTCTGTGCAAAGGTACAACTTTTTTTCCAAATGGCAAAAGACACACTTTTTGACATGAAAAATGCACCTCGTTTCCCAACGAAGTGCATCCGAAAATTACCATTAAACCTTAACTGTGGCAGATCGAACCTCTGCCGGGGTTTATTTCTGATCAGCTGGACAGCGTATCATCTCATATTCTTTCATATAGGCATTGTGCATGTCATTCAGCATCACATACGTATTAGCCATCGTCGCTATCGCATCGGCCAGATCAAAGCGATAGTTCTTCGGCACAATCGCAAGTGCCTGTGAGCACTGGATAAGCGCTTCGTTTAAGCGACTGCATTGCTTCACGATCGGACGGCTATCTTCCGGTTCTTCCGGCATAAAGTAATCTCGTAACATAGCTATTCCTCCTCCTTTCCTGATTCCATGAAGTTAATACAAAGCACCTTGCTTCCGATGATGGCGGTCATGCTCATGTAGCGTTTGTCTTCTACCAAGGTGGCTGTTACTTTCTCTTCTACGGTCGGAAGTCCCTCGAGAATGTTCTGCAGATGCTCTTTGATAGCGTGAACATCGACGCTCTTTGAAATTTTACACATAGTACTTTAGTTTTTGGACGTTAAATAACAAAAATCGGATACTACCCGTTGTCTAAGTCCTAAAGTAAAGGCTTTGAGTGGCTATTACGGCCAACTCACGGGGTATCCGATTCTACAATTCCTGGATAACCGGAGATAAAAAATGCCGCTCACTTGCGGCGCCTCATCCGGTCGCCCTTACTTTATTTTAACTTAGACGATGCAAAGGTACTGCTTTTTTTTGATATGAGCAAATTTTTTGGCAAAAAAATGCAAGAAATGGTCGTTTTTTGGAAAATTTCTGCTAAAATAGGCAAATTTCGTTCCAAAAATGCCGTTTTTCGTGCTATCTAACCTCTGCGCAAGGTCAGCGTAACCTCTGCTGAAGGCTCCCCAAAAGCCTGTCTTTTGCCATTTGAAAAAAATGTAGTACCTTTGCAATCGAAATAGCGATAAAACAATTAAAAATCTATAGCAATATGACAAATCTTTTATTATTTATCCCTGCGCTGATGGAGGGTGATATCCATCGCTTTATGGTGAAGCTGGCGGTAATGATGTTCGCCTGGCTTCTGGTAGTAATGACATCCGGAGTGGATCTGATCACCGGTATAGCAGCTTCGAAGCGTACCGGTGTGAAGCATACGACTTCATGGGGCATCCGGCGTACGCTTTCGAAGCTACTGCAGTACTTCGCTATCTTCTTTGCCTTCCTGCTGTTAGACGTGATCCTTTCCTCATTGGCTCAGTTCCTGCCATTATTCAGTATTCCGTTCCTTTCTTTCGGAGTGATCATCGGCGAAATGGTTATTGAGATCATCTCAATCATGGAGAACTCACGCCGGGGTAAAGATAAGGAGGAGGATCAGGTGGATGATCTGATGCAGCTGGCAGCTGCTACGGTGGATGCCATCGGTACCGAAAAGCTGAAGCAGTATCTCGAGGCGATCAACAAATATGTGGAATCCAAAAAATCGTGAGTATGAAACAGTATTCCATAGCCGAGCGTCAGGCGATCAAGGACCGGCTGGCATCTGAAGAGCACTTCAACCGTGACCGGGAGTTATTCGCTCAGATCTTCCCTCACCATCCGCTGATGGCAGAGCTGGCGCGTGTGAATCGCGTAAATAAAGCAAGCCTGTGCCGGCGTATGATCTATCAGATGCTGCAGAAGGTGGATGAAGCAGCTATCCTGGAGTGGCGCGAGAGTGGCGCGAGAGTAGCTGATAAACACGAGACGGATACGGGACACATACGGGACGATAAGCGGACCATCACGGGACCATCTACCGAGAGACAAGCGGGAGAAGACCGGGAGATGACCGGGACGGCGCCGGTGAAGAAAGCCGGTAAGATGGAAGAGTTTCCCGGCATCAACTGGCTCAATAATGAGTCGGAAGATATCCAACTGGCTATTCTCCTGTATGACGAGCGTATTAACACATGGCAGCAACTCGTGAAGCTGCGTGCGGATATAGACACCTGTCCGGAGAAAGCGCTGGCGATTGCGGATCTCGACGACCGGAATAGGATGGCACACCATGAGCTCGAGGTATTCGAGAAGACCGGTATCTTCCCGTGCAAGCATCCGATGGCTATTAAATTCATGGCAGAGCGTAAGAAACTGTCGGAATGGCGCGCGCTGAAACAGAAGGATCCGAAAGGATTCATGAAACAGGTAGCCAATATCGAGCACAATATCACGCGATATCGCTCCCAGATCAGCAAAGACAAACTGACTGAAGAGAAGCGCGCTTCGATTGCGCGTAACCTCGCCAATGCGGAGCGGATGCATGAACTGATGATGCAGGTAGTGAAGGAATGAGATTGAGCACGGCTATATTGCGTATGCGCGTCGCGCGTCAGGATCACCAGGACTTCGGACTGATGTTCTACGCCTCCAGAGAGCCTTTCGGACTCCGTAAGATTGAGCGCTGCTCTCTCCGGTCGCGGCCGGTGGATGCTGCAGGCGATAAAAAGACCTCCGGAAGAAAGTTCGAAATGACCGATCGGTTCCTGTATTTTACCGATCTCGAGACCGGCGAATCGAAACAGTGCCGCAAGCGTCTGATAACAAAGGTGCGCTTCGGTAACGATTGGTATGAAGTAACACTTGAATAATACATATCCTCTATGAAAAAAGAAAAAACAGTAAGCACCTCGAGTGCCGAAACTACATTCCTTGGCGATGGCATCGGCTATACGCGGTCCAAATCCGGCGGCGTGGCGATGTTTACCATCGACGGCCTGAGCGATGACGAGCAGGAACGGCTGGATACATACCGGCGGCTCTATAGACCGTACACCGGCGAAAATGTATGCGTCACCGTCGGCGCGTATCATGTGCCTATCTGGGGAGACTTCCACAACCTCTATCCGCAAGAAGTGGATGCGCTCATCCGGGAGAACAAACTACTGCCTGGTATTCTGCGCAAACAGGAGGACTTTCTCTACGGCCATGGTCCGTATCTCTATCAGGAGCAGATCGTGGATGGTAAGAAGATCCGTGTGCCGGTGGATGACGAGCGGATCCAGAACTGGCTCGACAGCTGGGAGCAGTACGGCGTCGATAGCTACGAAGACTACCTGCGCCAGTTGATCACCGATTACTACCGTGTGCGTACCTGTGTCACGCAATACCATTTTGCGAAAGGGCGAAAGATTAAAGGATACCAGCGCGGGTCCATCCTGGCACTCAGCTACATCGGCGCCGATGAAGCGCGCCTGGCGATGGAGGAGAATCCTATCCATCGGCGGGTAAAGCAGAGCGATTGTCATTATGTGGCGGTAGGAGACTGGATGCTGCGCTCCAACGGAATGGATTTTGAGATCTATAACCGGCTGGATCCTGCAGCGCCGTTCAAGTACCCGAATGCGATTGCCTTTAACAGCTCTAAATCATTCGGCAAATGGGTATATGCCTATAATGAGTGGTTTGCCGGCTTGCGTGAATGGGTGAAGGCTTCCAACCTCACGCCTAAGTATCTGAATAGCTATCTGAAGAATGCACTGAACGCACATGTGCATGTGAAGATCCCGCAAGCGTGGATACAGATCCATTCGGATATCCTGAAAAGTCTCTGCAGTCAGAATGTCGGTTCGGCCGAAAGCAAATGGGTTCCTGAGTACCGCGGCGTGAAGCTCGTGGATCCGGAAAAGAAAATACCGTACGCCTTTAACCAGAATATGGTGGATGATCTGATAGCCAATGAGCTGGAGAAGATCACCAACCTCTTATCCGGAGAAGGTAAGAACCAGGGCAAACTATATGCTACTACCAAGGTAGGTCAGGAAGGCTGGGAGTTTGTGGAGTTCCCGTCTAAGTTCAAAGATTACTTCGATAGTGTGATATCATACGACAAACGCGCGGATCAGGTCACGCTCGCCGGTATCGGCATCAACTCCAGTATTACCAATGTGGAGAATGACGGCGTGATCTCCAAATCCGGCGCCGATGTCTATTATAACTATGTGGTCTATCTGAATGCGCTTTCGTATCCGGAGAAATTCGTCTGCAGGGAGATCAACCGGGCTATTCAACTCAACTTCCCACACGCCGTGGAACAAAATATAAAACTCGGTTTCCGTATCGAAGTGCCGGTGAAACAGCAGGACACTACCCCTTCGGATCGGATCACCGAAAAACAGCCTGTAGGATAGCCGGTAGTGACAAAAAGACGCGATTTTGCAAAAAATTTGTGTTTTCAAAAATTTTTCGATTTTTCCACTCCTACACTCCTACACTCCTACAAGGCAGGGTGTCGGAAAATGTAAAGTGCTTAAAATCAGCTATTTTTGATTTTCAAATTTGGTAGGAGTAGCCAAAAAACACTCCTACAGTGTAGGTGGAGGGTACTCCTACACTCCTACAACTCCTACAGCGTCGAAAATGGTCACTCCTACATACTCCTACAATTTCCGACGCACTCCTACAAAAATCTACAAAGCCAATAACAGCGCTATTCTTATATATATTATATTGAAAATGAATAATTTATATATATAATAATAGGGATTGCCGAAAGACGCAAAAATGCATTTTGTAGGAGTGTAGGAGTGTAGGAGTGGATTTTTGGAAATTTTTTTCAAAAAAAATCGCGTCTTTTGGCCTCGCGCCTGCGCATGTGTGTGTATGATATGAGCGTGTGCGCGTGCGCGCGAAAATGACCGTGGAACAATTATAGTGGATAGATAACAGGCCTTTGTGGCGATAGTTTAACGATAAAAAGACAAATCCTTGCGGAAAAATTGTAAATTTCGGCTCGCCGTGGCCGTGTGCAGAATGTATAAACGTCGGTATTTCAGTGCCCGGGGCCTCCGGAGTAAAAAAAACAGGCACATGTGTTTGCTTCCGAAGTCCGCGCACGCTGGTTCGCTCGCGTGGATGACACGATCCGGAAAATGACGGATATATGATTTTGCCCAGTTATCAACAGGTTATTAACAATTTCAACAAAATGGCAACTAACATCGAGCAAATAAGAAATTTGGATCCTAAAACCGTAAGTCTCATCAAACAGACGAATGGTCAGCAGCTTGGAGGAGCCTCTAAGGAGATAGCGGATGTCATACTGCAGATATCGCGTGCATACGAGATCTTCAGCGGCCCGGATTCAGATGGTACAATCATGAGTGCGGCCATACAGCTGCAGAAGGAGTTCCCTACCATCAGCCTGCGTACTGCACGGCGTCGTATATCCGAAAGCATATCCTATGTACACTCTCAGATGGATACATGCCCGGAGGAATGGCTGGAGTTCTATGCCGATAAGATGGATCGGCTTGGTAGCCTGTGCGAAAAGAATGGTGAACTGGAGGCGGCGCGCCGATCCTATGAGATAGCATGTGAGTATCGCACAAAAGCCGCTGCGGGTCGCGTGGATCCGGAGCGTATCAAATACAAGCGGATGTTAGTATCTCCGGATGTACAGGCTGCGCGCCTCGGACTCGGTGGCGCCGGTATGCGTGAACTGTTAGCGCGTGGTAAGCAGCTGATAGAGGAATCCGGCCTGCCGAATAAGGATAAAGAGCGGGTACTGAATGAGCTGGAGATGGAAGCCGGAATAGAGGATATCGAATATGAAGAAACGGGTAATCAATAAAGAGCATTTCGACGAGCAGTACTATTCTGCAGTACAGACACTGGCTCTATTGGCCGATACTCAGGATATGTATTTCGAGTTAGGCCGTGGATCCGGTAAGACTACTCATATACTCGGACCTCGTATAGACAGGGTACAGAATAGCATGCCCGGATCTGTACAGGTGTTTTTGGCTTCTACCTACAAATCTATATTCGAGAACCTGGTGCCCGGTATCATGGAGTTCTTTACCGATCACTACGAAGAGGATATGTATTACTGCATCGGCAAACGGCCACCGGCACACTTCAAACCATGCCGTACACTCATAACGGATTGGAAAAACACGATATCATTTGTAAATGGTACCGTTATTCAGTTTGTCAGCTGTGAGAGACCGGAGCGGGCAAACGGTAAGAATATAGCTCACTTATACATGGATGAGATGCTGCATATCAAGCAGCGTGTAGTGGATGAGAATGTACGGCCGGCGATGCGTTCCAAATCGACGTGCTTCTACGATTCACCTTACTTCATGGGTACTACCGGCACTACATCCACTCCGAATATAGAGACCGATCAGGATTGGTTCCTGAAGTATGAGCAAAAAGTGGATCCGGAAAAGATCCGTACGATTCAGGCTATCGCGCTCGAGCTCGATCACCGGTACTATCTCCTGGAGAATGCACAACTGCATAATGACGAGGCGGCCATCCGGAAGCTCACGAATTACTGCAGGCGAATCGAAGCGATGCTTACCCAGTTACGGCGTGGTACGATCTACTATCTCCGGGCGTCATCATTCAGCAATATCAAGATCCTTGGTATAGACTATATCCAAAAGCAGATGGAAGGTACATTGGATAAAGCGTCTCTGAATACATCTATCTTTGCCGTGCGTGAAAATCGCGTCAAAGATATGTTCTTCGGTAACTTCGGACTGAAGTATATCGAATCGGATACCTATAAACTGGAGCGTATAGAATCACTCTCGATAGGAGAAGAGGCGAATTTCACCTGTGCGGATATGAAAAACTGCAATCTCGATGCACCGTTGTATATCGGTTATGATCCGGGACCGTTCACCTCTATGGTTATCGGCCAGTATAACGAAGATCGTACCGTATTCCATGTGCTGAAGGATATCTACACCTATTGGCCCGAGCAGCAACCTCAATTAGCGTACTTATTCCAGAACTTCTTTGCGCCGATGCGTAATAAACAGATCTTCCTTCATTATGACCGTGCCGGCAACCAGCGGGATCCACAATGGAAAAAGTATAAACCTACTTTTGGCGATGAATCGGATACCGATGCACAAACCTTGCGTATGGAGCTCGAGCAAAGAGGATGGAATGTGGATCTGATGTCACTCGGCCAGCCTACCATCTACTATAAACAGCATCTGCATCTGTTATCGCGCTTATTCTCCGGAAAAGATGATTACCAGGTGCACGGCATTCCGGTGATTAAGATCCGGATAGACGAAAATGAATGTGAAGCCCTGATATCATCCATCTATAACTCACCTCTGAAGCGTACAGGCGGTGAGGTGGAGTTGGATAAGAGCTCGGAGAAAAAGCCGTTTGAAGAGCAGGCTTTCGGATCCACTCAGATAGCTTCAGCATTGATGTACCTTCTATGGGGAGAGTTCTCGAAAAAATACCTCAATGTGGCCGATCACCATGATCTGTCCGGAGGCTATGCAGGATTCACCGGCATAATGTAAACTTTATAGTAAACTTATAGTAAACGAAACAGCCCGTCTCACGACGAGCTGTTTTCTTGATCGATCACTTAACCTTAAATCTAATACCATGAAAAACAACATTGAACCGGTAACAGACTTTAAGCCGTCTGTCAGGGCTTTTGTTCTATAGCCTGGCGTAAGTTGGTCAGTATAGACTCGCGTATAGCTTCGCTTATACCCGTCCGGAGGCGTGTGCGTACACTGTCATCTCTACCGAAAAATACTCCCCAGGTAGGACGGTTGTACACCGCTGCGTTAGCACCTTTCTTACCTCCCAGGCGTTTCATATCGGCGAAACGTAGGCGTATGTCTATAGGAAGCACTATCCGGTACCGGCCGTTACTGCCTATTACACCATCCTGACGGCCGGCTACTCCGCTTACCAAGGCATCCCAGTTAAATCCGGAATCCTCGATAGGTGATCGCTTGGCATTCAGTTGCTCGATCTGCGCACGGCGCAATTTGTCTAAGCCCCACTGCAGCGTCTGAACGATAAACTCATGTTTTACGACTCCTTCTGTAACCATTGATCACATGCGCGATAGATCCGCTCGGCCATCTGACGGATAGCGCCTTGGCGTTGCGGCGTTAGCATATCCAGTAAACCTACAGAATCGACCCAGGTGATTCCTACCTCTTTGATCGTCTCTGCATCACAATCATTCAGGGCATCGGCCATAAGGCTGATCACTCCCTTCATAATCATACTCTGACTGTCACCGGCGATATGGATAAATCCATCCTGATCGAATGCAGCCCGGAATACCGTGCGGCTGATACAACCGGCGATCAGATATTCTTGGCCTAATATGGTAGGATGGAAATCCTGACCTACCATAGCTAAATACTCCATAATGGCGTGTTTGTCGCCGGCACTTTTCAGACCTTCAGCTACGATGGTCTGTTGGTTAATTAGTTGTTGCTTGTTCATAATCACTTGCTATAAAGGTAAAGAATGCCGTGTAGCCGATAAGACCATTAAGGGCTTTGGCATCCAAAAAATGTATTTCAAAATCTCCCTCCAGATGCATTCCGAGTAAACACTCATTTTCAGCATCGGCCGATATAACTCTGCAGATCTGCTTTAGTGTCTCCAGGCATCGGTTCTGCGTGGCCAACTCACTTACTACATCCGTATTAGACCGGTTATAGTGCTCGCACACACTGATACCTAATGACATCTGAGATCCGTCATCCACTCCGGGCGTGTAATTGATCTTATCGGAATCGACCATGAAGATCTGTTTGTTACTGTTACGTAGCTTCTGCAGCACGAAATCCGAATCACCGATAAAGATGAAATCACCTATCGAGTCGATACGGCGATCACTCTCGTCATTCATTACTTCTGTCTGGATCTGCGCGGCATCTTTTTCGTTACCGGATTTGATGTAGTTTTTTTTGAGTACATCCAGCGGTACGAACTTGGCAAAATAACGATATAATTCTACTAAATCCATAGATCTGTATTATTTACGATAAACGGGTAATAGTATTGATGGAAAGTCCGGTTTTCTTCACGATATCAGCGACAGAAGAGCCTCCGGACTTGGCATCTGCTATACGGTCCTTCAGTAGTTTTACTTGCGCATCAAAGAAATCGAGCAATCCCATATTTCTCACGTCTCGATGACCGGCTGTCTCCAGCTCCAGGATGATCTCCTGTACACCTAATGAGATATAGTCTTCAGACTTGGCCTTATCGGAATTGACAGCATCGAATAGCACACTGTATATTTCATGCTCCTGGAAAAACAGAGCCACCCCGGTGAACCACACCGTCACAGCCAATAGTTCAACCGGAGTGGGCTCGGACACGCGGGCGTTCATCTCCACGTGCCATAGTGTTTTTGCCAGCTTGGTCATGTAATATAACCGGTCTTCATCGTCATTGTCCGTGTCATTGATCATAGACAGGATCTGCGTGGCTTCTGCATAGACGCCGGCGGTCAGATTAGTCTCGATGAGACGGTCCCGGATAAAATGAGGCTGCACACCTTTGCCTTCAAACAGTTCAAACGGGCAATCGTGCATCTCATATTTGATTTTAACCTCGTTATCTTCTATACTGAAGGCGAAATCCAGACACTCGGCCAACCGGCGCAAGTTCTCGATGACCGTATCCCGGACGGTATGCTGCTTATATCCGGATAGCGCGCGGCGTGTAGCTCTCGAGGGCTTATAGCCGGTGATCTCAAACAGCATATATAACTGCCATTCAAACGGATCCATCGCGCCGGCCATTACGGCGGCTAATAGCTCGAATCCTTTGCGGCGTTGCTTTTCGGGTAACTCCATCCAGTCTTCAGGAAGGAGTAGATCCTTTCCGGATGTCTTTATGCGTTTCATGATACGGCAAATTTATCACGCTCGCTAACCTGGCGTGTGGATTTATATGTAGCTGTTTGCTCTTCTTTCTTCATCTCCAGCTCTGCATCTACAGCCTTCCAGTATGCAGCTGCTTTCTCGGCAAATACGCCGGCCACCTTCTCGCGGATGGTAGTGTCAGCCTGCGCGGCGTGATTCTTACCCATCTCATTGTTAATATCTATCCGGATAGGTGAGGGGAGCGCATGGAAGGCCAGACGACGGCATGCGCGGGCCATTACGTCATAGCATACTGCTTGTTTCTGGACTTCGCTCAGGGAAGCTTCCTTCGTCCGGCTCTTGATGCACTCTCGGTAAACCTCACGTACTATCCATCCGGCATATAACAGGAAAGTGGGATCACTCACACCGGTATAGCGCTCGAAATCAGACAAACTTACAGGCAGATCCTCCATCTGTTTATGAGCTTCACTATCCTTCCAGCTCGGAAACTCTTCCGGATTGTCATTAAGCAGCTTGACCAGACGGTTTAACCAGAACCAGGCATCAGCGATCAGGTTTTCCTCCAGCTGATCTTGCTGATACTTATAGATGGTTGTTTTGTCATCTGACTTGGTAACTGTCACGCCGTCATTGCTAACATTGGCGATCAGATAGATAATATGGTGATACAGGGCGAAATGCAGAATAGCCCGCTGCAGGTAATCGAGGGCTTCAGCCTTCACTGTCGTTCCCATCTCGTTCCCATCCTGGACGTCACCGGTGGGTTCCTCTGCAGCCGGTTCTTGCAGATCCTCTACCACCTCTTCAGGCTCCGGATCCGGCGTCGGTTCCGGCTTGGCGCAAATAGCTTCGTAGGTCTCACTACCTAACTTATCGCTCATCTCTACGCAAGCCTTCTGGATAGAGCTCTCGATATTCTCATATTCGAGTGCCTTGAATGCCATACTAAGCTTCGGCTTCATTTCCTCTTGGAAATTCTCACTGTTGAATGGATTGGTCATAGCTGTATATTTTCTATTGCGATTGCAAAGGTACTACTTTTTTTTCACATGGCAAAAGACAGGAATTTTACACCGGATCTACAGGCTTCAGATCCTTCAATGCCTCATCCATAGTTAGCTTTATAATCCAGGCTTTATGATTATCGACTAACTCGATAAATTCAAAATTACCACCGGCCTGCCAGTTGTTAGAACTTAGAAAAACGTGGATACATTCGTCTTTATACAGTATGGCCACTTTAGCGTGCATCGGTATATTATAGATGGTCCATCCCATTTTGATCATCGCTTGCACCCAGTTCTTTTTGCGCCTGTGCCCGCCTTCCATATAGACCGTTACATGACTTAGAATGCCATCGGCCACTGCGCGGTTCAATTTCACACCGGCGGCTTGCGGCATCTCGAAGGTGCAGCATGTTAGTTCTACACCTCCACCCATCTCTTTCGCTTTCTCGATAACCTTATCGACGAGCGATATCCGTTTTCCAAACCAAAAATTCATATCATTCAAAATGTATTGATGTTTGTATTATTCCGTGATCTTTGTAATGAGGATGGCCGTCTATATATGCCTTCCTAAGTTCTTCAGCTATCTTCAGACGTTCATCTTCAGATACATGGTTGCGGTCAGATTCACTATTGGCGCCCAATATCGCCTGCAGGCTACCATGAAACTGCCGATCATCCATAAACAGGCTGTATGCGCTGTACATCCGATTACACTTTTTGGCATCGGCCATCTCTTCAGCTGTCTGGATCCTCTTATACACCGGTACGATCCATTTCGTTACACCGTCGTATCCGTCTCTACCTATACGCGGCCCCGGCCGGTCATTCAGGAAAATCACCATCAGCGCCTCCCGTTTCACTACCTTATTGAGCTTTGCCCATCCGTAATATACTGGTAGCGCTTCCGGTGATTTTTCCTTCCTGCGATGCTTGGTCTCCAGCATCTCGAGCGTGTTTTGTAATTGAGTCTTCATCCTCTTACTTTGTGCTCCGTTCGTGGGTCCGTTGATATAACAGAGCAGGCGCAGTGGCTGCATAACAAATGGCGCTTATCTACCCACCAGCATGGACCGTGATCCGGATGATAGCAGGCATTGTTATCACTACATCCACATACTGCGCATACACCTTCTTTCGGCTCTTCTTTGCTAAAGATGACAGCGAGCATGAGGATACCTCTTGTCGGAGTCACTACAGTAATCAGTCTGTCTTGCTCAATAATATGCGACATGTTACGTAACACTCGCTCAGTATTGCGCTGCTTAAAACGAAACTCCCGGAGATAGGTGAGTATAGCACCTCGCATCTCATATAACCTTTCCTCCGGATACTCCATATTTGTATCAAACGGAAAATGCATTATAACGCGTGATATCCATAGCGGCTTTAGCGGCGATAGATTTTCTATTATGATCTTCATACTTATGCCTCCAATTTTAAGTACTCTTCGACAACGCCAACCGCCTCTCCATATACATACTGCTCTTTTATAGCATACTCTGCCTCGTTTCTTTTTATGCCTGCCTCTTTTAGTATGCTTATACAAACGTACGAACTAACACCGGCTGTTCCTATGTATAATATGGAATTTACAAACGATGTAAAGCAATTCCACCATCCTTGATTAAACTCTGTCATACTCATTCCTCCTTACAAATAACTTTACCTAATTCGAGGATAAATACCTCCTTATCTTCGGGCGCTCCCCATTCTGGGTTGCCGACACCAAGGCGCGTGCCTTTATGCTCTACCAGCATCGTCCGCTTACCGAACCTTCCGCGTCTGAACCGGATGGCATCATAGTGCTTCCATACTTCTTCACTCGACTCCGGATACATTAGTCTGCTTCTGTAGAATGGAGTATTACTCCGGTATTCCTCCGGCTTCCGGCCGGCCTCTATTTCGTCATACCAATGGTAGGTGAGTGACAGATCTAAGATCTTCATATCTGCTCTCCTAAGATCCTCGAGCGTGATAGCTACAGATTTTGCCACCTCTGCGATGCGTTGCATCTTTGTGTCGATTGATTCTTGCTTAGCCATACTCATCCCTCCTCGATAGGTATTTCTAACTGATTCGTCATATCCCAGCCTCCACGTGCTATATCTTTCGGATCTTGAGATTCGTACCGGTTGATATACTCATCGACTCCGATGGCTTCGTCTGCGGTGTAGATAGTCTCCATATAGTCGCTGTTTGCCTCATCAGAATAGGCGTCACAGCTATCTACCTCCACATTCGAATCCTCGAAATCTTCATCGTCAACCTCGTTCGTCCATCCCTTGGCTATTTTCATGGCCTCTTCCGGACTATTGGCTTCTACATATATATTAGCATACCGAGCCAGCGTTACGCAGTATATATTATTTGTTAACGGCTTTTCCATGATCATTCCTCCTTTGGTAAATTCGGTTTTTTCCAATAGATTACTGAACCTTTTCCGGAAAAAGAGCTCATGCAAGTATGCGATAGCCACATGTTTCCGTTTCGATGGCCTTCATAGACTGCTTTCTGCATCGGATATCCTGGAATAAATAGAACGGTCATTCCTTCATCCGGTAGTTCAAAATCGGTGCTTATCCACCCATCTTTCAGTACGCCTCTTTCGCACATGATAGTAAACATAGTCATTGACGCGCCGGTTTTGATCAGCCATTCTATTACGTCGGATTTGCAGAAGTGTTTCATTACATCGTCGATGGTCATGTCATCCGGATCCTTCATTTCGTCCTCATAACAATAGAGGCCGGTATAATCATTGATCTCTTCAGCACTCATCTGACCAACTTTTACCTGAAGCATTTCGCGCGTTAGGAGCTTATCGAGCAGCTGCTCTTTCTCCCATGGCCATAGCGTATCAACTTGTGCAAGTACATCCTGCACATCTGGAGATCCATCGGGCTTCATTTTTTACCTCCTTTCTTCGGTAGTCTGTACTTCAGAATAAACTGGCCACCTTCCTCGAGTTCAAAGGTGATTGTGACATTAGCATTCGTCTTCCGGCCCTCTTCAGCCATCAGATCCTTCCATTCCGGAATGGTCTTTGCTACATTCTCATCCATAATCATTCCTCCTTCTTATCCAATAATGTAGCTTCAAACAACTTCTTACCATCTGAATTAGTGAAGGTAAAAGTACTCTTTCCGGATTCACTGCATCGCTTCCGGAGATAGAACTCGAAGAGTCCTATAATCTCATTGTCTTCGATGATTCTGCGATCTGCGCTCATCGTCGGAGAATTTGACTTTTTCTTTTTTGCCAGGTAGGCATCCCGCCAACCTGTTACAAATACATAATCTTTTGCTGCCATAAGTGTGTTGTTTTTAAGTGTTTTGATTTATATTGATTTGGAATATCATGCAAACGGATCCTTATTCGGATCAATACCGTCTATCTCCGGTTCGTTATTCTTGACCGGCTCTGCAGGCGTTGTAGGATCTGCAGTTTCTGTGTTATCATCTACCGCGCTTACTACTCGCTCAAAGTCGATGCCATTCAGCTGCTCACATAGGATATCGTACTTAAACATATATGCACTGGTAGATGTTTTATACTTAACCATCGTACGCTTGTCGGCGTCCAGGGCATCCCACGAGAAGCGGGTGGTGTCTATGGATCCGATATACGCGCTATGACTCCGGAAATAGTTTGTCAGAGTTTGCTTGCTTAAAGCATCCTTGCCGGTCACATCCTTGGCGTATGCGCGATAGGCTGATTCAAAAGCAATGTACAGGATCTTGCATCCCACACCAACCTCTACACTCTTTTCCTTCTTGTTGCTCTTATATGTAAGTATATTAGTGGTACACTCGTCGATCTTGAACTCACGGCCGGCGATAACTGTACCAATACTCAGCTGCGTATTGAGACTGTAGAAGAAATTACCAAGTTTGCTGGTAGTCGATATATTCTCCATTTGAGAAAGGACTTTCGAAATAGCCATCTCGTAGAAGTGCTTATGCTCCCATGGCAGACGGATATCGCATTGCTCTCCTACGAGACGACTTGTGGCCGATAGAATTGCGACAGACCGGATGACGCGCTCCAGACCGTCCTTGTTAGTGGCCGAATCCCACACATCTTCTTTCATCCGGGCTACCTCTTCATTAAAATACCGCTTGAAATGGCGCTCAAAGACCGGGCGCTGCCGGATGATATCGCATAGGATATTACCCATGCCTAAATCAGCCTGTCTCTTCAGCTTTTCGAATAACTCACTGTCGATCTTATCGAAACCTTCCTCTTTCTTATGAACCTCACAGATGATCACACGGTTACTAAGCGATCCGTCATCCTGTTGTGGCGTGTCCTGGCCCAATAGGATAGGCGCTGCGTTTGTCTTACTGGTATCGAGGCTCTTGTTTGCGATATCTTTAACCTTGGTACGGCCTTTATCATCATATACGGCACTCTTCAGGCCCTGGAACTTGACCTGCGATATACCGTTATCGTTATACTCCTCCATGATCACCGGCATATTCCGGAAGTGCTCGAGCACAATAAAGAAGGCTGCATCAGATCCGCTGTTTAAGTTAAAAACAGCTGCATCTCGCCTCATCCATAATCCACGAATGCCATACGCGAGCTCTGTCTTACCGGATCCTGTAGGACCGGCGAAACATAATGCAGTAAAACTGCCCACGATGCTGTATATCAGATCTCGGAAGCTGCACGCGATGGCAAAGATCACGGCCCACTTGCCGTTTTCATTCACCTGGAATACGCGATCCATGAGCCCGGCCCACTCGGTGAACTCCATACGATCCTTTTCTTGTGGCTCGAGATAAAAAGCGTATTCGTCCTGCTCGTATGGATTATCCTCCTTACGTCCACCTAACCGGATGCTCGATGAGGCTGGACTGTAAAGTCGTATATTATTCACTTCGGCTACACCCAAGTTATCGGTGTACTCCAGTTTCCACTCTCCATCCTTATCCGGATAATAGACGGCATTGGGTAGCATCAAAAAGCCTTCCGGCTGCCATCCGAATACGCGTGCCTCATAGCAATCGATGAAGTTGTAGCTAAGCACCTGGCGAATCTTATCCCATTGTTGCGGTGTACCATTGAAGTTATATGCGCCGGCGCCAAATAGTCTCTTCTTCATATCCTGCAGGCTAACAAATGCATCGGATGGCCACTCTACATACTGACGGCCTCCGTACATGTGATTCAACCGGATAACACGTTTACTGTGATCAGTAGCCGGATCCACAAAGAGCAGCGCCTCCATATAGAAATCACTCACTACCGTGTGGCCGCCGCCTTTCTCGTTCTTAAATGCATACGCTACCGGATGCGGCTCTTCTCCCTCTTTCGGCTGGCTAAGTAGCGGAAAGAAACCGTACTGCTCATAATACTTGTTCCAAATATCGTTTTCCTTAACGTATTCGGGCACATCGTATAGATTATTGATCGTAGCGATCTTATCGCTCAGATTGGCACGCCTCCGTTCCGCCTCGCGCCTATCTTTCTTGCTGCCTAAGATCTCATTAAGCAGTTTGTTATAGCTGGCGGCCGGCAAACGTAGCAGCTTCCGGAACTCTGCGTTATTCACCTCTCGAGTGGTGGCGTCGCTGTCTGCGATGACGCGCATACACTGTCTGATGATATCCGCGCGCTCGTCACTCGTCATGTCATCGGTCATTGCGTCAGTACGCCGGCTCAGATACCACTCTGTAAATCCACTGATGCGCTCTATCTTGGCGCCGTCATCGTCTGTATCCGGAATGCTCACACGTACGCGCAAACCGTCACCGTGAATCGACTTGACTACCTGCAGCGTCACCGGTTCCTGGTCGTCGTCACTGTCGCCGGTTAACTCCTCTTTGCGTACCATGATCGACTCCCACGCACGTAGCTTCTGGACGGCGTTCTTATTCGTGCCTCCTACCCATAGGATAGTGGGCGCCTCATCTACATGCTGGAAGAAGAAATCTTTGCTGAAGGTGAGTATCAGATTATTACCATAAACCTTCCGGAGATCTTCAGCATCATCAATGCCATACAAGTCGCCTTTCCAATCGTCTTCAGCTACGCGATTCTTATTCACGATGCTGCGTATGTCTCCGGATTCAACCTGATAGCTGTATGCCAGGTTATTGATCAGCTTCTTGCGATAGATATCCTCCGGTACGCAAGCAATCATACATGCTATCTGCTCGACATGCTTACTCATCTCTGCAGGATCCTCACTCGTCGGATAGATAGTGCTCAGGTATTCCGACCACGGTTTTGTGCGGTTGCCGATAAGGATAGCCAGTGTCATATCTTCTGCTTTATGCTGATCGACGTGCAGAAGCCAGCTATCCGGATCTTCATTCATCGGAAGCGTTACCACTTTTACCTTGAAGCCTCCCTTTAGTAGCAGCTTCATGCTCTTCAGAGTAGCAGCCTGCCCGGCATTGTCACCGTCGTACATAAGTATGGCTTCGTCGCAATAACGCCTAAGCAGCTGCACTTGCTTTTCGCCGAAAGCCGTACCGCTGCCGGCTACTGTATTCCGGAAGCCGCACATCCACATCCGGATGACATCATTCTGACCTTCTACGATATAAACGCATTTCTCATGTTGGATATCTTTCGATGCCTGGCGCAAACCGAATAGCAGGCTGTCCTTCTTAAACAGTACACTCTCTGCGCTATTCTTATATTTCGCGCGCTCATTCGGATCCAGTGTCCGGGCGGTCCATCCTACTACCACGCCACTCTGGCTGTAGAACGGATAGGTGATACGGTTCCGGAACTCACCGGCGCTACACCATCCCAGACCGAAGGCCTTGGCTGCTTCTCTCGAGATGCTGCGCTTCTCCAGGTAGTCACTGAAGCTTTGTGCAGACTCGCCGGCGCGCTCATACTCATTCTGCCTTTGTTCGTTATCCCGGACTAATTTTTCACGCTCTAACCGGCGCTTCTTTTCCTCCGGGCTCTCTTCCATATCCTCCGGGATCTCGATATTTTTCTTTGCGGCTAACATACGCACGGCCTCGACAAAGGTTATACCTTCGACTTGCTGCACGTACTTCAAGGCATTACCGCCTTCTCCACATACGAAACACTTGAATATACCGCGCGATGGGCTAACGCTCATCGACGGATGTCTATCGGAGTGAAACGGGCACAATCCCCATAGATTGGCACCTCGCTTACTTAGACTCTGGTATTCGGCCACTACATCCTCTATCGGATTAGCAGACTTGACTCTTTCGATTAGATCTTCACTTAGCATAATGTCGTCTCTTCATCTGGTTTTACCCATGCCTCTTTGGCCCACACGTGATTTTTGCAGTAGCCATCTGCGCGCACGGTTGCACCCGTCCTTACGCAGAATGTCTTCCAGCGATCACCGTCGCAACCGATAATCTCGCCACGTTCATTCTTGAATGCAGCTCTGGATCCGCCTTCTGCAAACGTCTGTGCCTCACGAGTGGTAATATACATATCCATCAGGTCGCAATTACCGCAACACGGCTTTACGCCCTGGTGATCTTCTCGAGAGATCGACTTGCGTTTGTATGTAAATTTTTTTGCCATGGGATATAGTTATTTGTCAAAATTCATCTTCAGCTGTACGCCTTCAGTACGATATTTCGTGATCTTCTTTTTCCATCGCACATGCTTCTTGAGTAACGCCTCCGGAGTAACCTTGCCGGCCAGATGGTACTTCTTAACAAACATCTGTGCGGAACCCTTGTAATCCACTCCGTGATGATATCGCATGTGATCCATGAAGCCGTGCAGAAACATGTCGAAATCTAATAGCAGCTTTTCACCCACATTGTTCTCGCCTTCGAAATTCAGATAGTTATTAGTCTCGAGATCTTTAAGATTGCAGATCTTCTCGTTCACCATCACAAGAAGGTTGCCTTTATTCTCAGCGGGTATAGCCGGCTTCTTGATCAGACTATTAGCTATGGCGTGATTCACAAGCGATGCTGCGGGGAATTGCGCCACGTCCTTGATCGGACTTGGATACTTCTGCCGGGCGTACTCGGCCAAGTACGGCTTAACATATATATTCAGTACTAACATGTCTTCGGATAGATGCTGTTAACTTTTGAATTGATCTTCCTTGTCAGAATGAACATATGCATCCCATTGCTCACCATATCAATCGCTCTATGCTCGTCGGTCTCACCTTCGGCCATAGCGATATCTACGATGCACCGATCTGTTTTCTCGTCTGTCTCCCAGCCGACAGCGCCGCCATTCAGACCGGCGAAATTATTGAGGTAGTCGTATATGTCACTCGCTAAACCTCGCACTCTATCAAAGCAGATATGTATATGCAGTTCTGATGCATCTACTCTGCAGTCTTCCTCCGTAATAGGAAGGCCTTTTTGGATGGTAAATACTATCTTATCCATATAGATATTAGATTAAGCTACTCTGATTAACCTGGTGTATGTCTTATTCATCTCGAAGAACGGACCATTCTGAAGTTTCGTTGCTGATGCGGCTACTACACATGCGATCTTAACCACCATCCCAAGCTTCTCCGGATTTTTTACCAGTTTTGGTATGTCGATATATCCTCCCACCTTCAGGTGATTAGCCATCGACTCCAGATATGTGCACATCGTGAGCGCGTTATCAGCTCCAAACTTCTCGCTCATCTCGCGATACCAATCCCAGCTGCCGTCGAACCGGTATTTGCTAAGATCTACTTCTTCTATGTTAATCTGCTCTTCCATCAATTAAATTTCTAATAGTGGACGAGAGAGGAGTTCAACCTCTCTGGCGATCGGGTGCATAGATGGCTATCCAACATCTTTTGCGTTGTTTACCTTATCGCCTTAGACCTTTCGTCCGGATAAACAGGCGGGGGCTGGGCTTTCGTCACCAACGGAGTGCGATACTTGGGGACTCTCCGTCCATGGAGCGAACGCGATACAGGACTCCATGCAAGGGCGCTTATTCGTTTCAGCCATCTTAATAGGCTGCCTACCTGTTATAAAATATCTGGCGGGTCCGAAGTTCCCAAAGCGCACACTGCAGATGCAGTGCAATGAAACATGTCCACCGGCGTCTTAATAGCCGACCTACCAGATATAAATAGAGGCGGGTCCACGATGCAGCAGTAACTATGCGTCTCCTCGGACCCATCGCATGTCTGTGAGCCAATATGCTTATACGTTAATTACTTAACCTTCATCTTCCATACTCACACATTACTTTGTTAGTACACATAAAAGTAAAGACCGCTGCACTCTCTCGTCTTAATAGAGAGCCAACCTCCTTTATTTCAAAGATCGATCTTGTGAGGGAGAGGGGAGTCCAACCCCTCGTGTAAACGGTTGCGGAAATTTGCTACATTAGGAATTGTTGTTAATTGTTACTTGGCCGTTTACATAAATTCCTTTCCCCCGTTCGGGCAACTATCCGTCGCGGCATCGTTGCCCTTTACATAAATCAAATGTTCATTTTACCCCTTACCACTGGAAATGCGGCCTCTCCTCTGTCCCTTTTCTAATCGACGAGGTACGACCCCTTCTCCTTCACATCACCTTTAACCTACAATGCTCCTGCTTCTGTGCCTCTTGCGAGCCATCAAATATATCAGTGCCTTGCTTACCAACGGTCTATGGTCACCACATGTCCCACCCAAATAATCGCACCATGGTAACACAGCTTACGCTATGCAACCAGGGTGTGATTATTGTTAGCGTTAATTACTTGGAAGCGAACTTCCGTTGACTTAGTAGTTTTCATAAGATGTTAATAAAGGGTGTCCTTAGCACCCTGATTAGTTAAAAATAAATGTTAGTAATAAGGGTTATTTGTTAGATCACTCTGCTCTTTGAATAGTAGCAGCTCTATTTTATCAATCTAACCATTACTTCGACCTCGGTAGGTTCTTTGTCCTCCCACTTAACTTGTGGGAACAACTTACTATCCAAATACTCCGGTTCGTGATACATATCTATCCAACATCCGAGACCTCCGATGGTTGTCTTCTTTGGCTTGTTACAGAATAGACATAAGTCGCCATCGGCTCCATCGTCTCTTGCTATCCAAGCCTTACGGATTATAACTCCTTCCATAATAGTCAAAAATTAGATTAGCAGGCGAGTTCCAGGTATTCACGTGGGACAGACGGCGGGGTGGAAGGGCGAACAGACCTCCGGGCGCTCGGCCAAATCTTAGTAGCAGCCAGCTTCACTGTCTTATCCGGAGTGGTGAGAACCACTATCGTCTTAATAGATAGCCAACCGCCTGTCTTCTGCTTATCAGGGCTTCCTTACTCAGCCCCTAACCTGCTAATCAGTTGTTCAAAGATCAATCTTGTGACGGATGAGGTTTTCGACTCCTCGACCTCTTACGTATCGGGACTCCGGAGAGGTTCCCATTTCTAAGCGCTCTTACCATCTGAGCTAATCCGCCATTTGTGGGCAACTATCCGTCACGGACCTCATTGCCCTTCCTATCGGTTATCCAAATTATTATTTAATGTCAAACTCACTATTTATTAGTGAAGCTATTTAGTAGATCCTGAAGATCTCGTATATATTCCATCTGATCCCATCCTTCTAACTGACACACCGTCATATCGGCTTGAATGTCTGCAAGTAATTTGCATCGCATCTGATGCCTGGCTAATCGCTGCATCTTATACCGTTCATCGGGCGTCAGATCACGCAGTTTCTTGATTCCTCCGGAGGCCATGCTTTACATCCCTTTCTGTAGTAAACATGCTGATGCCGCGTGCAGATCTTACTCGAGCAGCTATTTGAAAGATCGTTTGCGCATCCCAATAATGCGCCTTCAGCTGTTTCGGATATACTGTAACAATCCGACCGGCCTGTGTCATTATATCGTTATAGCTCTTATCCATAATCATAGATATGGCTCTACGTACTTCTGCATGTACTTATTCCGGATCTGAATAGCCAGGCGTGTCATCGTCTGACCCTGCAGCGCCATCGACACGGCGCGTGTAGAAGCGTTGAACTCTCGAGCTAACACTTCTACATATCCGCGTGGGGGAGGCGGCACGAATCGGCCAGTTGCTCCGGATGATTTCAAAAATTCGACTGCAGGCATATTCTTCACCGGGGCCTGCGTTTTCTCGTCATTATTCATAAATTTTCAATTTTATTGCGTTTTTATTTTCGTATATCGGAAAAAATTTGTAACTTTGCGCAAAATTTTTGTAACTTTTGTGCATTTATTTTTCCCCTTTCGGAAAATTCGGTGCAAAGGTAATCAATTTAATTGATATATGCAAATTTTATTGATGAAAAATGCATTTTTTTGTTAATTTTATTGATAAACCTCTAAAAAACGCACTTTATGAAGGAAAAATTAAAAAAAGATCAGGAAGAACTGAAGTACCTGGTTAATCTGGCTCGATTGCAGAATGTTGCAAAAAATCAAAAGGAGTTTGCAAAGATAGTTGGTCTTGACCCTGGACCACTTTCCTCTATGCTTAGTGGCGCTCAAACGATAACTCCTCAGATGATGAAACGGATAAAAGATGCTCTATCTGTCGCTGGATTGGTAATAGAAGGAAGCGGCAACGCTACGGCTACCGGTCCCGGATCCACAGCGCAAGTTGTAACCGGAGATCTCAGCGCGCTCATCAAGGAAATGGGCGAAATGCGCCGATCTTATGAAGAGCAGCTGCGTGCAAAGGATAAGCAGATATCCGAATGCATGCAGCTCCTGAAGGATGCGATGGCTAAGCCTAAGAAATGAGTGCAGCAGATCCATTATGTGCATCTTTACGCACGTGTATTAGTCTCGCGTGTATTATGCGCATGAGACGGCGCGTGTACGCGCACACATGTGAGTATATGCGCGCGTACACATATAGCATACGCCCGTGTTATATAAATAATGTGTAGAAAATCGGGCATAAATCGGGCATTTCGCTGCTAAAATCGCCCGGATTGAAAATTTGACATACTGAAGGTAACTATCTATAAAGCAACTATTTGTGCATTTTGCGCGGATCCGCTAATCCCCTCGATATCGCATTCCGTGTCTCGGGGGTTCGAATCCCTCACTCTCCGCAAGGCCGATAAATGCAGGGCAAACGCCAAATGAAGGCGAAAAACCGGGCACGAATCGGGCACAAAAAAATAGCATTTGCGTAATGGTAGTTATCTTCGGCATGTCGCCAAAGAAAATTACCATTAAAAAAAATGCGTGTTCAAAATCAAAAAGAAGACTCTCGAGTATCTACTCCGGAGAAAAATCCATCTCCAGTATGGCGTCTGAATGAAACCACCGGCTTGCCACAGCCGATGTATAAGCCTGCGTTTGTAAATGAGGATAAGGCGGCCGGCGTGCATGTAGTGTATGCCGTCTTTAATCCTGGCACTAAGCAGTACATGCGCCATCGTGTCAAACTGAATAAGTACCGGCAGAACTATAAGCGTAAGGCAGATTTTCTGCGCTTTGCTGAAGGAATCGCTAACCAGATCAATGTGAAGCTGGCCGGCGGCTGGTCTCCTATCGGCGAAACACATAATGCCCGGTTCTATATGTTATTGGCCGATGTAGTGGATCTGTATCTGAAGGATCGAAAGGAAGAAGTACGCCATGCTACCTATGTATCCTATAGCAGTACGTGTAGTATCCTGAAGGAATGGGTGAATAATAACCTGTACGGATGTCAGATTATCGACTTCAACCGGGTACATGCGCTCGAGTTCCTGCAGTATGCTCGAGAAGAGCGCGGTGTGTCTAACCGGACATATAATAACTATCTGAAGCAGCTGCGCCTCTTCTTTGAATGGGCCATCGGCCATTGTTACTGTAAAGAGGATCCTTTCAAGCTCATTAAGACCCGCAAGAAGGAGATAAAGAAGCGCCAGGTGATATCGCTCGAGCAGCGCACTATCATCTTCAACTATTTGCGCGATCGAGATCCGGCATTCCTGATCTTCATCGAGCTTGTGTACTTCTCTCTGATGCGGCCGATGGAGATCCGGCGATGCTTAGTGAATCAGATCCATCTCGACGAGCACTATATAGAGATACCCGAAGAGCAGGCGAAATGCTGGAAGATGCGCCATGCGCCGCTCAGCGATGAACTGGTAGAACGTATCCTGGAATATCTTAACGCATACCCACACACCGTAAACAGTCACCTCTTCAGTACCGGGTTCCGGCCTGGAACTAAGCCTATCGGGGCTAAAAGTGTACAGCTGCGATGGATGGATATGCGTAAAGAGCTGAAGCTTCCGGAAGAGTATGTTATCTATAGTCTCCGTGACTCCGGAATCGTCGATATGTTACATGCCGGCGTCGATGAGCTTACTGTTATGCACGCGGCCGGCCATCACGATCTGAGTACCACATCTATCTACGCTGATCATATCGACGTGGAGATGATCGAACGGGTGCGTGAGATGCAGGTTAGCTTTGCGGACGCGAAATCACTGGCCACCATCCAGTGAGTACTGTGCTTTAATTGCGCGTATAAGGTCCGTGATATACCTACCTCCTCCGTGGCTTATAATCCACTCATGTACATCATTAGCCACCACGTACTTACGTGGCTGGCCGTCTAATTTGGGTCTTCCTGCGTTTGCCATAATAATACAGTCATTGTGTTAGTTTAACAAATTTATTCTCACTTATCCGATGATAAATGGTATCCGGATCGTATAGTCTAATAAGTGCCGATATTTGACCTTCTGTTAGCTTTGGGCAATCATGTTCTCGAAAGATCATCGCATCGCCTTGATACCTGAACTTCCGGAGAGGTTTCTCCCTCCTATATCCGAAGCCATCATACACCATTGCTGTGACGACATATCCGTTTTCATATTCTAAATAAAACATACGAAATGCGACCTTGTGCGTTACAGTGGCGTAATAATAAGATCACGGGCGTTCTCCGGATGACCTTCTTTCCAGATATCCACATACAGCCTGCAGTCCTCTATCGAGCCAGTAAACATAGGTGTGTTAGCGCATCCATTTACGATACGACATACCTCGTGCCATCCAGCCTTCTTCTGGATCCTGCGGCGTAACTCTTCCAGTCTCATTATCAGATCGGAAGTCTCTGCGTCTGCTCCTTTAATTTGGTACTCAATGAGCGCGCTATGCGCTTTATTTAATAGCGCAATCTGTGATTTATAATCTATAGCCATGTCTGCATTGTGGCTGTTTGGGATGCCATCCCTTCTGTTGATATTTATTGACCATCTTCGGGGAGTCGGTTCGAGCTCTTAAACCTCGTCCCCTCCGATTGAGCTCTGGTCTTTGTGTCGGCTGTAAGGTTGCCATCCCTCCGTTTATTAGTCTGCCTAAGACGACCGTACCTGGGGTTCTACTACTGCCGGTCCAGCGCCTTTCTTTTGAGCCTTGAAGGTGGGCTTTGCCTGAAGTACTCTTTGGCTTGAGTCTCGTCTCTCCGAGATGTCGGCTTCTTCCGTAGGGCCTCACTCTATTCCCTGTCCTATTGTTCTGAGTCATTGGGCTTCGCTCCGGTTGGGTGGTTTTAAGGTCTTCCCCCAAGCTCTTGACCGATTTTTGAATAGAGGTTTTACCCTCATTTCTAAATCCACTGCAAAGGTACAAAAAATTTTTGACATGTGCAAATTTTTGGGCAAAAAAATACTAAAAAAATGCACTTTTATTCAAAAAAGCGCATTTTTTCATATTTTTGGTGTAAATTATAGACTATTTACCACCAGATAGTAGCTTTTGTAATTTCTGTTTCCATCCGGACATCTTCTCGCGGATCTTACCTTTAATATCACGTACGGATTCCGTGAACTGGCTCGGCACTTCATTCGTTTTGCCGTTCTTCCGGTTAGTAATGATCTCTTCCTTTGTAGCTCGAGTAAGCAGCACATAGATCATACGGCTATGCAGAGCGGCTTTGTTCACTTGGTTGGCTCGTTTGCACTCATCATTGATCACATGATGCGGATACACTTTAGCAAAAAGCTGCAGATCCTGCTCGAAATACTTAACATCGGCCAATTCGCTCTTTAGCTCCTGGCGTTCTGCGATTGTGTACTTTGTCATATTCAATAGATTTACATGGTGAAGTAATAAACAGTTCCTGCCAGGTGTGCGCGTGCGATCGCGTCGATGCCTATGTATGAAAGCATGTATCTGCAGTCATCCAGATTGTCATAGAAGAAGTTTTCAGTGAGGACGGCCGGGCATATTGCTTTATAGATAACCGTGAAATTACTCTCCTTATCCTGATCGCCATCGGCCTTATCCGTCCGAAACTTTGTGTCTGTAGGAAAAAACTTGCGTGCAGCGTTATACAGCTGCTCTGCCAGTTTGTCACTGTTGGTCTTGCCTACAGTGGTCCATGCTTCCCATCCACGAGCATTCATCCAGGAACTGCCATTCCCGGCTGCATTCCCGTGAATAGATATTAGCACACACTTTTCGCCCGGATTATTCCTTATATAATTATTCGCGCGCGTTGCGCGTGCGCTCAATGGTACATCGTCATCTTCAGGAACCAGTATCACCGGCTTAATATCGTACTGCGGTGCAAGTTCTACAATGCGCTGCGCTACTCTGCGCGTGAACTCCCACTCAAAAAGTCTTGATCGGCCATCTTCTAATAACGGCGATCTTTTGCCCGGAGTATTGCATCCATGGCCATTGTCGATAAGTAATGTGTACATCTTTGTAGTTGTTTTGTTAAAATGATAGTAAGCATGTGTGCGATCAAACACACATGCCTTTGACGAATCACATCCTATCGCGTCTATTAGGAGGCGGTAAATTAGCGTGACCGCGCCATCCTGTAATCAGATCGGATTTGATTCTTTGTGACCGGATGCATAATCGAAATACAGGCATCTCAATCTTGTACACTTGCTCCAGGATCTCCATCGGCATAGCCTGATAGAAGTAATCGGAGCTGGAGATTGGGATGGCCGTCTCGATAACATCTGCAGATGCTACATAAACGAGATCCATCACCACCGGTTGCACCTCTGACTGCACAATCTGCGCACTCGAGATGTCTTGCTTCGCTCCTACGTCATACATCGGAGCTGCATCCATCGCGGCAAACATAAGGAGTCCGACCGCTAAGAAAAGAAATCGCTTCATCTTACCAATGATTTTGAGTGATTACTATTGCCTCAACTTTAGCCATGAGGCTGTTGGCTATAGGAATGGCACGTACTTCCGGGCGAGAATCGCATATGGTGCTGTGACTGGTATTTTCTCGCATACCCAGCACGCAACCTTCAGCAAAAGCAGGATAGCTGTAATCCAGAACCACCAACTGCAGAACCGATCATATCCGGATCTTGTGTTTTTCTCCAGGCGCTCATAGTTAGAATGAAGAGCGGTCATCTGATTGGATAGGCTATCAATGGTATGCTGATAGTCAGATATGCGTGCTCGATAGAAGTCTGTGCTATCACGCTGCTCATAGTGTGATTCTTTATGCTGCACTCCGCTTACGTTAGTAGCTTCTCCGGTCTTAGCGTTGTAGGTTCCACCTCCCTGGCCAAACTGGATGATCAGGTTAGAACTATCGGCAACCATAACATGATGCTCGATGATACGCAAACTATCGCGGTAACTCCACCGGATACTATCCTTATAGTTAATGACAGTGGAATCGCGCCAGTTGATCTGCTCGCTGACTTGAATGGATCGGCATCCGGATGCGAGTAGTATGTATAGCGCAATAATCGAAAATAGCGATATGTTCAATGCGTAATAAATGATTGGCTTTTTCATACGTGCTATTAAATTTTGTGATCTTCAGATGCTGTGTGTCTGTTAAAATCTGCTATCAGGCACCCGTGTTCGGTGTAGATCCTAAGTCCGGGTGCCTGATATATCACCGTCTCATCATTCATCGAAGCCATAATCAGCTGGATTGAATGGCTCATCGATACTATGCACGCGACAGTATTCTTGCTGTACGGCACGTAGAGTCTCCACCGGTGGTACGGCTGGATATACCACTTCTCCTACTTTACTCATTCCGGATCCTGCGATTGGTTCGAATCCGAAACGGTACAACAAACCACTACTCAATACCGCTTTACGCGGCGAGTTGCTTGGCACTACATTTTGATTTACTACGGTATTCATATCTAAATTGTTTATATTGTTTGTCTATTTCATCCATTCTGCTTCTGCATATACCTGCAGGTTTATATTCCGGAAATAGCTGGCATACCAAATGGTTCTTCTTTTCTACAAAGTACAGATATTTACAGAAATCGCTACTAAGGACCATGTAGGCAAGCATCTTCTGCTGATTAAACGATGCAGTGTGGCACATCATTCCGGTGTAACTATTGATTGAACATAACAGACGCTGTGCTGATTCTACAGATGCGCCTTGTTCGATAGCTCGATGGATTTTTCCTTTACATGCTCTAATTGTGCGATCTGCAGTGTATATGCGATTGGCAAATACATACTTACCGCAAAAGTATGCACCGTGTCTTACTGGTTGACA